TTTTCCCAACATGGGCACTAAGAGCAAAAGATCTAATGACCCGGTTATCGTTCCTCCTTATGCTGAAGAGGCGCATGAATTTTTTGGTGGAAAGTACAAGTTTACAACTCCGTATGTTGGAAAAGAGCCCTGGCGTAAAGCCATTACACAGGAGGCATCTTGCCGTTTTACAGTTCCTCCAGATTTTGCTAGACAGGTGACAGAGCATGTGGCCTCTGTTTTTTTAAAAAGGGTCGAGCAACATCCTGATGGTTTGGAACTTCTTCAAGATCTTAAGGTTGAGTCCGATCATGTGGCTATTAACGGTCTGCCAGGCTTTGATTATATGAATGGAGTTAACATGTCATCTTCCCCTGGTTATCCATATTCAGGCGACAAGAAAGTATTGTTTGAGGGTGAGAGACCTAATGCTGTTATGACTCCTGAGTTGAAACAGATGGTAGAAGACGTGATTAAGGCTTGGGAAAATGGCGAGTCTGCTGGCTTGATTGTTAAAACCAGCTTGAAGCACGAGGTTGTGAGTTTTGAGAAACTTGCAGCTAAAAAGAACAGGGTTTTTTCTGTTGTTCCATTTGCTTATGTGCATTTACAGAAAAGGTTGTTTATGAGGCTAAAACGATTGATGTTTTGTTGTAGGTTTCTGTTTGAATCAGCCATTGGTTATAATGCACATTCCGGGGAGACAGGCGATCTCGTTGATTTACTCACCCAGAAGCACACTGGAGAGTCAGCCAGACAAATTGCTGGAGACTTTGAGGGGTTTGATAAACGGATGGACCCGGTTATGCTCGTTATGGTCTTCTATTTGGTGTATTTACTTCTCAGCTCAGCAAATTCTGGTATGAAAAATGACTCACGATTGATGCCTTGGTTACGGGGTATAAAAGAGGACACACTTAATGGGTACGGCACGTATGATGGAAATCTGTATCGTCGCGCATACGGGATGATATCAGGATTTTACGAAACATCGGAATTTGGGTGTCATTATCAGTCGATAGCTAAGCGTATGATCTTTTGTGTTTGTTTTTATTATGCACAGATTTTACGGAAAGATTTGAAGGATGATGATTTTTGGATTGAAGAGTTTCCTGATATATGTGATGGCATAACTTGGGACTTAGTTCGAGAGGCTGATTTTAAGCGGTGCACAAAGGACGCACTTGCGTGTTTTGAAGACAATGTCAAAATGGTTAATTATGGC